GACGTGTGCTCTTCCGATCTAAAGCCGGGGAAAAAGACCAGAGGTACAGATTTATAGCCGCTATCTCAGAACTGGATGAAAACGACTGGAACACAATTCAGAAGCTGGCAGAAAAGCTTGTGAAGAAGTAAAAAGAAAGACAAGGGCAATGCGCAAACCCTTGTCTTTTTCTTTTATCTCAAAAACCTCTTTATAAATGCATATATGGTTCGGAGATCATCCTCGTCCATGCACTTCTCTATTAATTCTATTATTTTCTCTTTAAGCTCTCCCATATCCAATACCACCTTTCTATTTGATACATAAAGTATACGAACGTATGTTCGAAAAGTCAATAACGCATCCATTTGTTTTTTATCCTAAACTTTCATTTTGCAAAAAAATGTCATAAAATAATGACAAAAATGTATTGTTTTATAATCATTTTGCTTTATAATGATGATATCAAAAGAAAGGAAAGGTATAAACGTATGGAACAAAACACAAAATTCTGTAAGCATTGTGGAGAGAAGATTGATATTGATTGTGTAGTATGCCCTAAGTGCGGAAAGCAAGTTGAGGATATTAATAATTCAACCCCTGAAAGTATAATTATCAATAATAGTGCTAATTCTTCTTCTAGTTCTGCAGCTCCTGTTTATTCGAAAGCACCAAAAGCAAAAAACAAGTGGGTTTCATTCTTTTTGTGCTTGTTTTTAGGATGGTTTGGAGTTCATAAATTCTATGAAGGGAAAATTTTATTTGGAATTTTATATTTATTAACTTTCGGTTTATTTGGTGTTGGAGTTGTAATTGACCTTATATTAATTATATTGAAGCCAAATCCATATTATGTATAAAAATTATGCCCCTCTATTAATATGAGGGGTTTTTTAATGGAGTTGAAAATGAACATAGCAATTTATCCAAGGAAATCAAAAAAAGATGATAATTCAGAATCAATGGAACAGCAAATAGACGATTGTAGAAAGTACATTAATAAAACTTACCATAATGCAAATATAATCGTTTATTCTGGCGATTATGCGATCACAGGGCATAGCACGGCAAAAAGAAAGGACTTTCAGCGCATGATGGATGATGTCAGGGCTGGAAGAATCAATGCAGTTGTTATTATGAGATACGATCGTATAGCAAGAAATATGAGAGATTTCTGTAACCTATATCACGACATGGAAAGCGCAGGATGTAACTTGATATCAGTAAGTCAGCAGATCGATACTTCCACGCCATATGGAAAGAACTTCATGTACCAGATGGCAAACATGGCAGAATTAGAATGGGCGGTTATATCTGAGCGATACAAGGACACCGCAGCTTATAAGATCCGTGAAGGGAAAGCTTACACTGGTAGGGTGCCCATAGGATTTAAAATAGAGAAAATAGACGGTGTAAAGAAAGTCGTACATGATAATGAGGAACAGACAAGGGCTATATTTGATTATTTATTAGCAACCAAAAGCAAGCGCGGCACTGTTTTATGGGTACGTGAAAATTTAATTTCAGATTTCACACGTCACAAATTAGACTCAATGATCAATTCGGATTTATATATTGGGAAAGTAAGGGAAAATGAAAATTTCTGCGAACCTTATTTTACCAAAGAGCAAATGGAAGAAATAAGAAGTGTCAATCAGATAAAATACGCTCCGTCCGGTCATATATATTTATTCAGTGGGTTATTCCGCTGTCCTATATGCGGCAGGAAAATGGCAAGTTTTTATAGCATAGACAGGAAGACCAAAAAGCACAGGCAATATCAAAGATGCTGGTTTGGTGGAAATGAGAAATTGCACAAAACAAAATTAGTGTCAGAAGCAAAAACAGAAAAATATCTTCTTGAAAATCTTGATGCAGCATTAAAAAATCTTGAATTTGATGTAAAAAAAGAAGCAGGTAAACCAAAGCGCAATTTGAATAAGAAACTTAATGATGCAATAGCGGAGCGTGACAGACTGAATTACCTTTTTGAAAAAGGAAGAATTGATATTCCAGAATACGAAAAGAAATACAGTGTCTTATCAGAAAAAATAAATTCCATAACTGAGGAGTTGTCAAACAACAAAGTTGTAAGGATTGAGGAATTTAAGAAGCAGATACCGGAAGACTGGAAAGGCCTTTACGAACAACTAGATCAAAAAGGGAAACAAGAATTTTGGCATAGAATAATAAAAGAAATTTATTTGAATGAAGCCTTTGAAATTACTGGCTTTATATTTTATATCTAGGACTTGTACTAAACATCTATTTCCTAGAGGTTAACATTAATTAGTACAAGGCTATTAATAAGGGCGATTAGAAATTCTAACCGCCCTTTATTTTACGCTTTTACAATCGCAGCGTCAAATCCTGCCGATTTCAATTTTTCCTGCAAGGCAATAGCATTTGCTTTATTGCGATACGCTCCGACCTGTACACGATAAATAGAATCTTTATCACCTACGCTTGTCTCTGATCCAGAAGTTGCAGCATCATCATCAGATGTGTTATTGGATGGTTCAATGTACTGCTGTCCGGTAATTCCGTAAACAATTGCACTTGCCATGCTCTTAAAGTCATACAGTGCTACATCGTCTTTATCATCCACGAAGCAACATTCAATCAGCATCGCAGGTGCTTTTGTGTGATTGAGCACGTAAAGCTTTTTGTTAATCTTCACACCACGATTTTTAAATCCAAGTGCTGCAATTGCTTTCACAATTTTCTCTGCAAATGGTTTTGCTTTGCTATTATCACTATAAATATATGCTTCTACACCTGTTGTCCGTCCGTTTCCAGACATATCCTTCGCACCTGCATTGAAGTGAATGGACACATCAAGATCTGCCGCATGAGCATTGCATTTTCCTACGATGTTGCAAAGCACATTGTTTGCGCTTGTCCCGTTCTCTACAGTGCAATCATACACTGTATGTCCGATGCCTTTCAACTGTCTGATAACCTCATTTTTTACATTTCTTGCTTCTGTGGATTCCCGGATGATTCCGATAGCTCCACATGCTACTTTTCCGTCCGGATTATGACCGGCATGTACGTTGATAACCATTCTTTTATTTCTCCTTCTTTTCAATATACTGTTTGAACAACTGATGCAGTCCTGTGCTTGCCAGACCGCTAAATAAGCCACTTAATAAGATGGATGCTGTGATTGTCCATCCGTTAATCCAAATGGCTAAAAGCACACCTAATACCGCACAAATGGTAGGGATGTATTTATTATCCACATCCTTAATCCACTTCTTCACGACATAGCCTACACAAAGGCAAATGCCTACGATTACCGGCACCATAAATTCTGTCAAAAATCCTAAATCTGTCATGTTTAAATCCTCTCTTTCTGCTTCAAATGAAGCTCTTCAATTTCGTGTTTCATCTTTGTGACCATTCCATTGCCGCCCAACGCATGATAGGCATTGTACATTTCCATAAAATTCTGATAGGCATAGGATGGAATTTCTTTGAGAGCCATGTATTTATCATGGTACTCAATCAGTTGTACTCGAAGCAAAAGCATCGTTCCTCTGCTATTCGCATCTCTGTCTGACTTCTGGTTTTTCAAAAGCCACACTATGTATCCCATAAATGCTGTCAGAACGATAGGCAAAGCAATCGTGTACGTTTCTTTTAACATCTCCATTGGATCATCTTCCTTTCTTTTGTATAATTCAATTATAATATTTCAGAATAATTTTTTGTTCCATTTTACTTCGCATAACCAGAGCAAGCCCACCTGCAATAATTGCCGTAACAATTGACTCCACAAGTAAATCCTCCTTTCATTTTTATGCCCTTTATTATGAACTGTGTCAAAAAAAGATGCCCCCCTTTTCGGAGCAAAAAGCAAAATTTACTTACCGACAGCCAGCCATTGTACATAATTATCAACATAATCTGCTGCGTAGAAATCCAATGAAACTTTTCCACCGGAAATTCTTACATTTTTAAAGGCGTTAAAGTATCCATTGCCTTCATCATTCCAGCAGTTTATCTGAAGAGCGATTATCGTTGAAAAGCCAGTATTAAATGAGGTGGAACGCCACGTTTCACCATTCAAACCTGTATTGTAGTTACCAGATTTATAAGTCACTTTGTTAGCATCGTACTGGGCTTTTGTGTACAGACCATAGGAGTTTGGAGAACCAATTACATCGTTTCTTCCTTGAATCCTGCCATCATCGTATGAGTTAAAAGGGAGAACTGTATCAGCACCAGAGCTATCAACAAAGTGAAGCTTTTTATCCTTTCCGACATATGTATTTATGTTAGTTAAACTCTGGGTGACTTCATTGAATTCGGCTTCAATTCTGTCCTCCAGATCATTCATATTGGCAGCATTAAAAGCATCACCTTCCTGTGAGATTGTTCCCTCATCCCTTGCAACTGTCACAAGCTCTGTGCTGCCATCTTCCTTCGTAATCAGTCTGCGGTTAATATACTCTGCAATTCGATTTTTCCATGTTTTCTTTGTAAATCCCATAATATGTCCTCTCTTCCTATAATAATAGTCCGGTATCATCTCCGGCATATATCTCTGATCCACAGTAATAATTGAAGTTGTTAAGTAAAATGCCATACACATCATCTAATATTTTCTCTATATCATTCATCTTCTGGTATGTATTGACTGGCATACTCGGTGTCTGCGGCGTGTCTCCATGAATCATGTACGCATTTCTGATAACCTCTGTGTTATTTATGACTGATATTAAAAATGTCTCATTTGGATGTTCTGGAACGTCTGCAACCGTAAGATTAAGTTCCAGCACATCTGATAATAACTTTGTGTTATTCTGGATTCTCTGCATATCTGATCGATTCAGTGCGCCTTTTATACCGGCAATCCATTCTGTTTTTTCGTCTACATTGAAGTTATCCCATCCTTTCTGTAACAACTCCAACATGCGATCCACATCACTCTGTGACCGGTCCGTCACTGTCTGCATCCACACCAGCATAAGCAACCACCTCACTTTTCAGACGCTCATTTTCTTCTTTTAAAGCTTCATTTTCCTTTGCGAGCTTCAGATTTTCTTTTCTGAGTTCGTCGTAATAAGGATTAATTGGATTGTAATTCATCAGATCAGCACATCTCCTCCCGTATATAATTCAACTCCGGCGAAGTAATTTTCCGTAACAACTACTGAATATCCTCGGCACGTTGCCGCTGCGATAAATCCACCGGTCAAATCAAGCGTCTGGCTCTCAATCAATGTTGTCGATGTCTTGCCACCGATGGAATTTATATTCGCCCAATTTCCTACCTGCTCTAAGTCAACCAGGTACTTCATTCCCACCTTTTTTCTCAAGGCATGATAATCCAAAAGATAAGCGGCGATATCAGGTAATATATCAGCATTATAAATGGTGCATCCACTGTACTTCTTTATATTTTCTGTCTCTCCAGCTTCGATTTTATCCACACGTTTCTCATAAGAAAAAGTCGTGTTTGCATATTTAATACCTGTAATATGGCACTGTCCGGCATCCGGCATATTAATGATGAGATAATTTGTTTTTACTTCTTTCAGCGTGCCGGCACTTGCCGTGATAGACGATGGAAGATATGGACTTGAGAATGTGATCTTGGTATCTCCGGCCGGCAATGTTTTCTTATAAATGTCTGAGTTTTTTTCTTCCAATGCATAGTTTTTCATCTCAATATTCACACCAGAGATATATTTTTCAAGAGATACTTTCGTATTTCCATTAAATTTGCGATCCGTCCCGACAGTGGATTTCACATATCTGTCTGGCTTATAAACCTTGATGGTATCGCTCCGGCTGTCATCTGCTACCGCACCACACGCAAAGCATACCTGTTGCAATGCCTTACGGCACGTCTGGATGGCTAAATAGCCACTTAAAAGTATGTTGCCGACTTCTTCATCAATCGTATATTTTTTGATACCGGCAGTGGCAAATATCGCATTCAGTATCACTTCTGCGCGGACATTGTTATATATCTGTCCTTCATAAAATGTATACTTATCTAATAAACCAACTACATCAACCAGCTTAAATTTTGCAATATTCTTTGAAAAAGAAAAGTCGTTGATGAAGAATGCTCCCATAGGAATCATGTTTCCGTTCTTAAACTCTGACAATGTGACTTCCTGCGTTTTCTGTACACTCTTCCATGCTCCATTTTCGTTTTCTGCGTCAAAATCATCATTAATATCAACAATTGAAATATCCGCTTCGTTGATAGACAAGGATGCAGAGGTCACATCAATGTCCTCCTGCACCTTGGCTGTCTGGATCATATCCTTATCCCATATGATATATTTTCCGTATAAAATGTACTGAAGCTTAATATATCTCTGTGGAAAGCTTGTTCTTACAAATTCAATCTCGATTTTTCCGTAATTCTGCACCTGATTATTGCAAACATAAATAAGGCTGTCCGGGTAAAATGTTTCTGTGATTAATTTTGTACCGGCGATTGTATACCATGTGATTTTCAGCTCTGCTGGTGGCTCATCTTCAAAATAAAGTGTGATCGCTGCGGATGTATGCTGCTCCTTAAATGTGATCGTGATTTTGGGATTCGTTTCAAACGTGCAGCCATCCTTCGATAACGCATCATTCCAAAATGCAATGTCTTTCGGATTTTCCGTCAATACGCTTTTACTTCCATCTAGCACAAATTGGTTCAGTTCAAAAGTCCCATAACTTTTCTGTTCCGTCTGTTCTGCAAATAACTCTATTGAACCTATGCCCTGGTTATCATCTGTCGTGACCGAAGCATCCGCAAGTGCGGTAACATCTATAAACTTCATTTCTGCCCTGCAATATGTTCTCATAAATGCCCCCTTACGGTGTCTTAAATGGTTTTTTACTCGTCATTTTCCAAGACAAGCCTTTATATTTCGCTCCGTTGTCAAATACCTTTTCTACTTCATCTTTAATTGATGAAAAATACCCATAGAAATCAAACTGCTTGCTTGCATCCGGTAAAGATACATGATGGAATCTGTTTTCACAATCTGTTATATGATCCATCAGTTTATCATAAAGTCCCGAATCGTCTATTGTGCCAATTGAAATTGTATAGTTCTTATAGATTCCTATACTCTCAATATGAATATCTCCGTCCTCTGTTCTTTCTGCATACTTTTCCAAGAAATCCAAAGTCCTTTGAATAGACACCATAGGGATATTATATGTAATTCCATCAATGATAAGTCCTTGTGTATACTTATGTATCATCTTATCCCTCCGCTATCCCAAGTCTTATTTCTTCGTCCTGTAAATATGGTAGATTAATTCTTGCGAACTCTTTACCATCCACCTCCAGTACTACTGTCTTTGCACCGCTATAGTCCGGCATTTTGCTTGCAAGCTTTGATGCGAGGTCGTCCATCCAGCCAGTGTTATTTTCAAGCGGCAGGACAGCTTCTCTTCCGGCTTCTCCGATTTCTGCAAGTGTCCTTCCGGTTGTTACGCCACCGTTGGCAAGACGAGGCAGATTTACAGTAGGAATTGTCGGAATACTTGGATGCCATGATCCGCCACCCAAAAAATCAGGTAAATCAAATCCAATGCTGTTAAAGCCAGAAATTAATGAATTGATACCATTAATAACACGGTTTACCATATTTTCAAACATCTGGATAACACTGTTCACAAAATCTTTTACCGATTTTTCTGTCTGGCGTAATGCTTTGTCTGTGTCTTTCGTAAGTAATGCATGAATTGCGGCGAATACAAGTTTTACCCCTGCCAGCAAAAAATTGATCAGATCTAAAATAAAATCGACGCTGTCTTTTATATTCTGGCTCAGGGTTTTAATAATCGGCAGAATTACCGGAAGCACATTTTCAATAATCCATGCAATAATCGGCTGTAAAATATTTGTCCATAAATCGTTCAGTATGTCTATCACGATTCCCATTATTTCGAAAATATTATCAAACACAGGCTTTAAATGATTTTCATAGGTATCCTCAAACATTAACGCCAGATTCTGTAAAATAGGCTGCACATAAGTGTTCCAAAATTCAAGAAATTTTTCTATTAATTCTGACATTCCATTTTTTACATTTTCGATAAACGGATGAATATGTTCATCGTACAATTCTGTGATTTTATCTGTCACATGCTGCACGCCGTCTGATATAGTCGTTGTTAAATCCGCAATCACACCAAGAACACCATCCAAAGCATCTTTTAAAGCATCCTGATTTTCTACAAAAGGTGTCACGATGCAATCGATAATATCTTTTCCAAATTTTGCTGCATTCTCCGTAACCATCATGAACGCATCCGAAAAAATCTGAATCAGGTTTGCTGTGATCTGCTGTCCATTTTCATCCCCAAATACAGAAAATACATTTGCGAATGCATCTGCCCCCTGTGATGCCAACACTGAAATATCAGATGCTATATCAAACATGTCGATAATATAATTTTTTATATTTTCAGAATTACTTTCAAGATAAATAGATATCCCACCAAGAAGATTTTCTGCTATGGTAGCACCTATGCTTACTACAGATGCCGAAATGCTTCCAAGTGACCTTGAAAAAGTCATAGCAAAATTGTCAACAGATGCAGAAACTTCACTATCTGAAAAAATATTTAAAAATGAATTCTTTATGCTTTCTATGCTGGATTTAATATTATCAAATTGTAAAGAAACATCTAAATTGCTCCAAGTTTCATCCCATCCATTTTTTATAGAAACTTTTAATTTTTTTAAATAATCTATAAATGGCTGGATTTTATCTGATAATTCTTTTCCAGTAGGGACTTCTTCATATAAATCAGATCCGCCACTACCAGATCCACCACTACCGCTTCCAGAATCATTTTTCTGCAATACATTCAAGTCATCAAAAGCCGCCAATGCTCCAGCTGCTTTTTTGGCAGAACCGGCTGTTTTATCAAGAGATGCCGCATAGTCTACCTGCTGCTTCTTTGCCTTTGTCCAAGTGCTTTTTCCGCTTATAGCTGCAATAAATCTATTCATAGCATTAATGGCATTTGTAAGCCATGTGCATAAGGTTACGATTGCTGGTGTCAATGCAGATATGATAGGTGCTGTCAATGCTCCAATAGAATTTTTCAATGTAGCCGCAGCACTTGCCATTTCAGACATTTTTCCATTAAATTCAGAAGAATACTTCGCCATGTTCTGAATTCCTTCTATAAATGCCTTGGAAATGGTCTGCGATACCTGCATAACCAAACCGAATATCAAAAAGCTAACTACTGTCTGATTTATTCTTTTTGCCACTTCAGATATTAGACTAGAAGATTTTTTTGCGGCTTTTCCTACTTTTTCTATATCTTTCGCACCATTACCAATAGTTTTCTCATTGGCAATGGTTTCTTTCATTTTCTGATTGAGGATTTCTTGCTTATTCTGTACATCAAGAAGTTTTTCGGATACTTTGCTATACTCCTCTGTAATTGTAGGGTCTATAAAAGCAGTACCGGAAGATTCCATTGCAGCAAGCTCACCTTTTGCATATTTAATTGAGTTTGTTAATTCCTCAACTTCGTATTGCATTCTTTTAAAGGTTGTGCTTTCACTGCTTCCACCTGTTTCTAAGAATTTATACATTCTGGCAAGAAGTTTATCAAGAGAAGCAGTATCTTTTTCTATCTGCATCTGCATAGCCTTATATTCCTCTGTTGGAATCTTCTGACTTGCCAGATCTTTCAGTGTCTTGGAAAACTTATCAGATTCTCTTGCAAGCTTCTGAAACTGTGATTCCATCTGCATGAGCTTACTTGATGCTTCTCCATTTTCAATCAACGTTTTTATTCTGATTTCGCCATCATATTCAGCCATGCTAAAGTCCTCATTTCTTAAACTGTTTCAATGCTTCCTGTTCTGTTTCTTTCTGCTTTCTTATTTCTTCCATCATGCGATCATAATCGTCTATCTTTTCTTTTTCTTCGCTGGTATACTCTTTTTCTGGCTGTTCCAAAGCATATCTATTCTGTGCGTTTCTGATTGCATCTTTTTCCTTGGAACTCATGTTCTTTTCAATCTTCTTCTGTCGGATCTCAATTACCTCCATGAGAGAAGATAATCTTCTTGGCATATTCCAGATCAAGCCATTAAATTTCCACCAGTGCATATCTGCCACGGACAAATCAATTCCGTATATCTGCAAGAAATCTGCGTATATTCTCCATTGATCTACATCATAGTCAATAAAACGCTTTGTATTTTTACTACTGCCGGTATTGTCGTGATACCATCCGTTTAAATACCAGGAAATACATTCATTTAACTCATTGTGCTGTGGATGGTCTCTAAGTTCTCCGTATTCATCAGAGAACATAAGATAAAGAATAGAAGTTGTTTTCTCGTACTCATTCATTTCTTTGTCATATTGCAAAATATAAATCTGCATACCTATGCGGAAATCGGTATTTACTTTGTATCCGTTCCATTCAGTAGGCAAATTGTCCAGCATGACATTGTTCATTATTTTGCCCCACGTCTTCTTACATTGTATCTGTTCTGCACCTGTTCAAAACGTTTATTGAAAAGCTTATTCATAACAGGGATAACCTGCTCTACAAACTCCACAATTGCAAGTTCATCCGGGACAATATCTCCGTAAATCTGTTTCATGGCATCTTCGCCAAACAACCCATCTATACTTTCCGTAATCTGCTTAAGATATTTCACACGAATGCTGTTAAGTTCTAATGCTGCATCCACATTCATATCATCCACATTCATATCGTCTTTGTGGTTATTTCTCCATTCGGCGGCTTCTTTTTCACAGTTTTGAGATATATTATTTAATTTATCAATTACACCTGCAAACTTCTTAGCTGTGTCTGCATTCGCTGTATCTACTGTTATAACTGTAATAAGATCTCCGTCTTCGTCTTTTATTGCAATTTTTTTTATACCACTGCTTAATTTAATTTCTTCCATTTTTAACATCCTTTCCTAATGTGGGACACCAAGGAAAGGTAGGCATCCCACATATGCTAATTTTTAATTAACACCTATGAAACTGGGTAATCTTCATCCAAAGCCAAAGATCTTGCTTTAGACGCCCATGTGAACGATCCATCACCAGCAATAGTGATTGTTCCCTGTTCTACATCTCCATTTCCATTAATCTGGACTGTAGACTTTAAAATATCGCCACCTGATCCACCAGTGCTTGATGCACATACAGTTACCGGGACACGGATACAATCTCCTGATCCGCTTGTAATATCAGTTTTATAGTAGCGATAATAATATGTCTCACACTGATCTCCTGTTGGTAACTTTTTGAAAATGTCATTAAACACTGTCTGCATTTCATCTGACAAATGTTCTCTTTCTGGAGACATTGAAAATGCATACCCTTTTACAGAGTTGCTTGCATTTTTCATATTTACATACTGTGTGCTTTTTGTGTTAGGTCCCCAGTCTTCTGTAAGCTCTGTGAAACCGTCACCCATTTCAGCAAGCTTTTCAGTTGATCCACCCATAAGGCTTCCAATATCCAAAAGTGAGACCATGTTAGTTCTGTCTTTTGCCATGAGTATTCCTCCTATTTTTTATAAAAATATTTAAGCTGCATATTAATTGCTAATTCTGTTGTTTTCCCATCTGCTGTACCGCAAAATACATCCGATGTGCGGTTGATCTGTTCTACAACAAAATTTTTATCTTTTAATGTAAATTCTCCACTCTCAAGGAACTTTGCAATATTTTCAAGCAGATTGCTTGCTGCAATATTATCCTTGTTTGTTGTTGGATTGCTTTTGTATACAATCTGGAACGTCATTTGTCCGACATAAGAACCGCTGACATATTTTTTCAAATAAACAGGATCCTGCGCCGGAAAAACTCCAATAGACTGAGTGTCTTTTATGCTGTTCCATAAGATTGTTGAATTTGATGGTTTGAAACCGGGCGGAAAATTTGGATAACTATTTATCATATCAAGGATAGCTCTTTGAGCAGTTTCTGCATCTGATACAAGCATTATTTTTGGCTTTTCATCCAAATCATTTACCTCCAATCTCAAACCTTGGTATAAGGCTGTAAACACCGATAGTATTCACTTTGTAGCAATTCCCTTTTTCATTTACCATGTACTGGAAGAATTTGCCCGGATAATCGTCTGAATTAATTAATCCAACTGGCAATTCCCTATCAATAAGAATTTCATCTTTTTTTGCAATCACTACGAAGTCAAAATCATTACTTCTTAAAGTGAAATGCTTTAGCTTTTCTTCTTCGCTCATGTTCTCCCAGTCTGGCGAATTAGCATAATTCAATGTGCCATCATTCGGAATTTTTACAAGAAAACTATCTGCATCTTTCATTCCAGATTTGCTTATGTTCTCTGCCTGTGTAAGCTCGATTCTTACATTTTCAAATAGAGTACCGAAATAATATTCAGTTTCTAAAGTGTCGTTGTAATGCCTGTTATATAAAACCACGGCATCTTTATATCCGATTCCCATAAGTTAAACTCCCATGTACAAAAGGTTTTCATGCCTTGAATCAACCATTCCGGTTAGGTAATTTGATGCAATATCGTAGCACTTACTATTAAGTGCCATTTCTGATTTTGCAAGTTCTACCAATGTCGAAGAAGATGCTCCGGCATCATAAGATACTGATTCACTTCCAGAAGTCATGCTCTTAATCATTTTCCCTTTTACAGTTCCGTCCGTATTTGCAATAACACCAAAGTTATTGACTGCCGCGGAGTACTCAGATACATTCTTTAGCAATTCAGCTATTTCGCAGGTGCAATCTTTGATATTATCCCACCATGCATCTTCTGACTCTGGCTGAGAATAAAACAAAATCCTGTTTGATGTGATCGCATTGATTCTTCTTTCGGCCTTTCTTTCATATGGAGCAAAGTCTTTTTCGTTTTCGAACAAACTTCCACCATATTTCGTTTGGTAATATTCAAAATCTACATATGACATTGCTCCACACTCCTTATTGCTGTGATAAGATTTCGCTGATAATATCAGCTTTCTTTGTTGCGGTCAGTGAATATCCTTTCCTCTCTGACAGTGCCTTAATTTCTGCAACTGTAAGAGAGTTTAAGTATTCTTCCGTGAGTTCCCCACTAGCATTTACCGCCTGTGTAGTGGGATCTATTCCCCCGGTGTGATTGAAACATTAGCTACTGCGTCAATGTACTCTGCAAAAAGTACAAATCCTAACAGTGCATAATTTACGCTGGTTGCACGATCGTAATCGCCTTTTACCTTAAATCCGATAAGGTTTGTCTCTCCACTAACTGTGTAAGAAAGACCGGCTTTCTCAAAATCTCCGTCAGATGGATCTACATAATAAGCAACGATGTTGTTTACAGGTGTTGCCAGAATTTTTCCTGCTGGGATTTCGTTGTCAGAGCAAAGGAACATAATGTCTGCTCCAAGGAATCCCTTGATATAGGTAAGTCCAAAGGCTGTCTGCAAAGTAATGTTTGAATCTCCAAGATAATCATAGAAATCCATGATATTTGCAAACACTGCAACTCCTGTAGCAGTTTTGTGCATTGACTTGAACTTATTCTTGACAGATCCAATAGCTTTAGCTACAGCCATCTGGAATGTTTTTGCAGTGTTTGTAAGTGTACCAGTTTTCAGATAGTTGTAGAATTTTGTTGTAATTCCATCCTGCAGGTCTGTCTTGAACTCTTCATCTGTCATTCCACAAGCTGCTTCATATCCATGATCCTTGATAGCTTCGATAGAAACTTCTTTTGCATATTTTTCAAGAGTAATCTCTGAATAAGGTTTCTCTTTTACCTCATAATGTGTTCTTGGAATCACATCGCCTTCTGCTACAGTCCCACTCTCTAACGTTCCTTCTGCATATTTGCTTTTAAGAACAGTTCCCGGATTTTTTTTAATTGCTCTTGAAATTCCAAGAATTTCTCTTAAAGCTTCCCAGTTTCTTTCAAAAGATGTAACAAAATCAATTTCCCTTGCCGTTACATCAATGTCTCCTGTTGCAATCAGTCCTGCGTTTGCTGCAAAAAACTGCAAATTTGTGTTCATCGTTAATCTGTTTTTGTTCATATAAAACTCCTTTACTGTTGGAATAAAGAAATGTTTTCGGCAATTGCTTTCTGACGTTCTGATCTATCTTTGATAGATAAAATGCTCTCTCTTGTTGTAGGCTTATCATCACCGGAATCATTTTCATTCGGTTTTGTAAAACGTGCCGGCGGATTCTGCTTATTTACAAATGCATTTGCATCTGTCTTTTTAGCTTCCTCAATAAGATCACTGAACCCTATCAGCTTTCCATTTTTCACGCTTACGCTTTCGGAAATGTCTTTCATAATGGCTTTCTTTGCAGATTCAGAAGTAAACTCAATTTCCGCAAATGCTTCTTTCAAAAGTTCATTCTTCTCATGCTCTGCGATTTTGGCTTCGTAATCTTTTTTGAAATCCTCTGCCTGTCTCTTCCAGTCATCACGCTCTTTTAAAATGTCTTCCGGGCTTTTTCCATCCAACCCTTCAAGCATTTTCTCTGCTGATTCTGCACGGGTTTTCCACTGTTCGGATTCTGATAAAGCTTTTTTAACTTTGTCTTCCATTTCTTCTTTAGAATACAGCTCTTCACCCATACTCTTTTTAAGAGACTCTTTCTGTTCGTCTGAAACTTCAATTCCGAGTTTCTTTAATTCGTTTGCTACGTTTACCATGTTTCTACCTCTTTCTTTCCAAGTTGTTACTCCGGTCAGTCCGGCACGAATGAGTTGCTATTTACTCCATAGCTGGCAATTGAGAATGAAGGAATCGAACCCTCGACAACCCGGATATAAGCCGTGTCTTCTTCCACTGAATTAATTCCCAAAAATAAAAAAGCACGCCCAAAATAGGACGTGCCATGCATCATCCCATAATTATTCTAGGTTAGCGAACAGAATCCCTTTTTCTGTCCGGTACTTTTAATATTCTTTTCAATATATATTTTAACCTATTTTAAACAATTTTTTGTACCATTTTAAAAAGGGCAGATTGCTCCACCCCTTTTTGCTATTTCCCACCGAAATACCTTCTAAGTACTTCTTTTTCTTCTTCCACAATACAATCCTTTCTTAATCTGTTGCACTGATCGTATATATACTTTCCGTACTCTTCTAATTTGGCTATCATTGCATTTTTATTTTCCAATGTAGGATTTTTAATGTATTCTTTTTTAAGCCCTATATAGTCCTCATACTGCTTTATAACATCCATTTTCAATTACCCCATTTAAAATATCATCTGCTATGCCAACGACTTCTTTTCCATAAAGAGACAGAAAATCTGCTACGATTTCCTCTACATTTATTGGAATGTGGCAGTCATATGAAAATGAAGCGCAGTGTACCAACTCATGAGATAGAACTTTCTCTAACAGGCTTCCGCTTAATGCATTTGACAAATAAACCGTTCGTTTGCTCCAATCTGTAACACCAAGTGTAATTGTTCCGTCTGAACGCATCAAGCATTCACTATTAGGATTTACATATAAAATATTCCATTCAACATCATTGATTTTAAACACTGCGCTCACCTCTTAGATTTTCTGCAACATCATCTGTAATTCATTTCTCCACATCTGCTTTTCTTCCGGAGCTGCATCTGATGTCATTTCAGTAATATCCATCTGCATATCTCGCAAATAATCTTTTCTTGCTTTTGCACGCTCTTTTTTATCTTCCTCTGAATTTCCATGATGGTTTTCTCTGGTCTCCATATAAGTACGTCTGGAAATACCGGCTTTTCCCTCTCTGGAATCCCTCTGATATGATCTATCTCCCATCATTCCGGTATCTGTATACATCCTTTTCAGGTCTTTCTTATCCATGTCTCTCATGTGCTCTGTATCTTCGTAATCATCCGGGTACATGTGATAATATGGGGGTTCATCATATCCTCTTCGTTTTCCTCTGCCTTTCGGTGCAAATCTTCCATCAGCATAACGATACCGGTCGTAATATCTTCGGTCATCCCCATACTCTAAAAGCTTCTCTATGATATCTGCTTCGTCCGCTTCGTTCATTGCCTTAGTAATTGTGGCATAATACTCTGCTTCTGACAGATCCTTTATCATGTCGATCACTTCTCCCATTTCTTCTGTGTTGACATTCTCAATCCCTTTTTCAATCTCACATAAGGATTTTTCAGCAAGGCATTCAAGCATTTTATGAATTCTTTCAATATGCATATACTAAGCCTCCCTTACTACAATTAAATTACTGTTTTGAACCTCAATAGCCTGTCCAGATGTATTCTGAACCGCTATTGCGCTACTGTATCCATAAGCAACATCTACATAAACCTGTGCAGATACATTGAATAAGTTTTCTGCTGCCGCAGGTGTCACGATCATTTTTGTAGACTGTAATGGTTCTCCATCAATTGCGATTGCAAGAGAAATAGCTTCCACCGTTCCACCGGTTGGGATCTGGATATTTCCGCTATAAGATACAAGAAATCTTGCTTTGCACTGGTTGGTGATTCCTCTTAATTTAACTACTCCGCTTCCCTGTCTGTGAACGATACATTTTGTTCCGCAAACCGGTGTCTCAGTAAATGCGACATCTTCTCCTTGCAGGACAGTCTGTAAAGCATTGGCTGTAAATTCTGACATAATATTTTCCTCTCTTTCAAAAATATAAGGGCAAACATTGAAGTCTGCCCTTTGTTTTTAAGTAATACTGCTATGCAGACATAATCTTGTCGATTAAGATACTTTAATTATTCAGTTGTAATTAACATCCGCATCCATTGTTACAACCGCATCCATACGGAATGTATGTGTTCGGGTTTGGCACCTGGTATGCTGGGATTGGTGATGGATTAACAGCGCTGATAATATGATTTGTCTGTGCTGTCATAGCGGTAGTCAGAAGTGCGTTCTGTCTATCCTGTGATGCTGCAAGTCTCAAATCATTATTTTCTGCCTGTAACGTTGCGATCTTATCCTGGCATAAGTAGTCAAGGATTGCTCTTGTACCGGCATTCTGGCTGTCGATAATATCTCTCGTGTTGTTGTTCATGGTGTTCTGTAATGCGCAAGTGTTCTGCGCCATGTTGAAGTTTACACCCTGGATAACTTCACGAGTTTCGCAGCAACAATTTGCAAGCTGAGACTGAATAGCATTTGCATTCTGCATTCCTGCTACTGTGTCCGCATTAATTGCCTGCTGAATGGCGTTAAATCCTGTCAGCATTCCGTTGTTTACTGCATAAAAGCCATCACAAAGACCATTTGTAATGCCATCAAGCTTACTTATGACTGCTGAATTGTCAAATCCTCTCTGGATATCAGCCTGTGTAGCCGCAGTTGCGGTATAACCGCCACCACCATTACCACCGAATCCATAACCGCCCCATCCACCGAATAAGGCAAAAAGGATAATGAGAACCCACCAACCACCATCGCCCCATGCACCATCATTACGGTTTCCACCAGTAACGGCGGCAATGTCCGCTAAACTTGGAGATGAATTAAACATATGTGTTCCTCCTAATAAAATTTATTTATACATAATCTTGCAAGAATAGTATCAATGTTTAAAATGGCTCATGATTTCTTCCGGGTTTAGACCTTTTTCTTTGCACAAATTTCTGGCAAGCTGTTCCAACCCTTTACTGTCTCCACGGTTCATCATGTCGAATGTATTTTTCATGATCGGATTATTTGAAAATTGAGAGTTGCTCATCATTTGACTTAATATCATCTTAGGGTTTCCACCGCACTGGATCATCTGCATTAAATTCATTCAGAATCGCTCTCTTTCTTTGCTCTGGTAGTCCTCTGGGACTGAGTTATTTTAGCTTCTATTTGGTCTAATCGCTCCATTATCGGGGCAAACAATGTTGCCGTGTCTTCTTTCGGTAATTCGTTCTGTTTTCCGTCTAGCTGCGGTTTATATGTAACTGTCTGAATAAGACCATTAGCACCCCACGATTTTATATAAACTTCTGATCCATCTGCTTTCGGGAAAATGGCAAATGGTGCATTCATGGGAACGTCATTCGCTGTGACTTCCTCAACAGAATTAACCATTCTTCCGCAAAGTCCAGCTTGTTGCGGCATGATCTGTTGTGGGAATTGCTGTTGAATCTGCTGTGGCTGTTGATATTGAGGATAAGAATACTGGTTATATCTCTGATACTCGTACATAATAAACCTCTCTTTCTATCTTCATTTTATTATTAACAACACAATTGAACCACCCCAGTAAAACCCCATTAAAAGGACACAAAAAAGACACCCTTAACGGATGCCTTTAATGAGGAGAAAGTTATGTGAAATGTTGTCCAGTTACCTTAAGAATTTTATGTTGCATTTTTACGTTGATACGTCCTGCTGTCTTAGTCGAAACATGCATAATTTCTGCACATTCTTCCAAAGACTTTTCTTTCTTACGTAAATCAAAGAGCGTTTCTTCTGTCGGTGTGAAATCACACAATTCTTTTATATGCTCTTTTTCTTCTTTGGTAAAGCACGTAACAATGTTTTTCATTTGCTTTACCTCATTTGGGGAGTTTCCGGCTATGACGGTGAGTTGTTGTCTCGCTTGAGTTCCACTGCATTAATTAAAGAAAGGTGGATAACCAAGTATGTATGGTTAACACATTATTATAATAACATATTATTCCATTTTCGTTGTACCATTTTTTTCAATTTTATTTTTATAAGCCATTGCTCGACCATTTGCAATCGCAGACTGTTTTCTATTAAATCCAGACACTTTCGTTCTATCGCCTTGCAATTGAAGATCATTATTCTTACAGAATGATTGAATCCTTTTATTCTGCAGTCGCAGTTTATATGCCAGTTTATCATATTGAGGTTGCAAAATCTCTTTTACATCTGTTTCGGCAATCATATCAAGTTCCTGTTTTTTGGTCATAATTTCACGCTTTGTTTTGCGAATTTCTCTTTCAAGAAATCTCTGCTTCTGCTGCAAATCATAAAGCTTCTGGCTTTCATCTGCATTTATATTCACATTTCCGTTTTCATCAAGGTACTTATTTACCATTCCTTTTCGCCACGGACCATGTGAATGTCTGCAATTATATCCGTGAAGTCCTAAGAGATTTACAACAGTTCCTTTTCCGGTTTCAGGGTCTATGGTATACCCTGTACTTTCAAGAAGATTCGGAAATCCTGGTTCGCTCCCGATTATTTTATATGCTTTTCCTTGCCAGTGATCGTGAGATGAAATCCCTGTTGGATCCTTTTTATCATATCTGGCACCCGGATGCGCTGATACTAGAACATACTCTATTTTATTTTGCGCAATATAAACGTTCGTCACTTGTGCCGCGGTCTGATTCATAGATGTGACGATGCAACATCTCACTGCCGCTTCAAGAGAACGCTTCGTTCCGGCAGGGTATTCTACCATAACACCAGATTCTGCATATCTATCCAGAACTTCGCAGACTGCACTGCTGTAAGACTGCATTCCAGATGCAACTCGATAATCAACCTCATTTAGCATATTGAGTAAGTCTTTCTGTGTCTGGTTAATGGTTGTCTTTGTCAAATTATCAAGTTCACCATATGTCTTTATTAACTCTGCATTCATTGCCAGAATTGCCATATTATTTTTTAGCGGAGATATAATATCTGATGATGATATCTGCGTCAAGACTTCCTTATCATCTGAGAATGATGTCATAACACTATCCCTTAATAATCTTCGAACCTCATTTCTTGATTTTCCAGACATTTCAGATATTCTTTTTACAATCTCTGTGTTATGCAGTCCCATCTGTTGGAGTTTCCACAATTCTCGGTCGGCAGTTCCTGACAATTCACCGGATTTTATCAATCGTGTTGCAATATCTGATATAATCCAATTTTCAAGATCTTGATACATTTCAACCAGTTTATCAGTTTTTCCGTAAAAATAATCCGGTCTAAGCATTATCCTTTTCCAACCTCTCTTTTAACAAGATCTATCCACTGCTTACCGTGATTTTCTTTTGCAGTTTCAAACCATCGTTTACCTGTTCCAGGTGTGTGATATTTTAATTCTGTTCCTGTCGGATACTTCTTTTCTCCACGGTTCGCCCATGATCTACCGTCCGCAGTCAGATAAAGCTCGCCAACATACTGATAATGCGCATATGGTGTATCGACTGTAATTAATCCGGGTTCTTTTATCTGCGTCTTGTTTCTCAAATTGCCCTGCTGCATAGGTGTGTATTTTCTCATGTCATTTACAACCTGCTCGTCAAGAACATTCTGAGCATTTCTTAAATTTTCATCTATTCTTTTAGTATCAAGCTTAATATTAAAGCTTCCAATGACTTTATTATATTTCATATTAACGCATCCATTTCTATCACTTTTCTAAATAAAACTTAATCGTCTCTATCGCAGTCTTTTTCTGAAGCTTTACTTGAACCATCTCCGGCGGTTCAGGTTCAGGGATAATATATCCACCTTTTAAAATACCATTTATAGAAAGTTTCGGTATCCCTTGAATTATTTTACTCCTCTCCAAATAGACCACCGCTGTTCCTTTCCGCATCTTCCTGCGCTCTCTCTGCAAACATGGCATCTACTTCATCATCATTAAATCCCTCATATTCTTTAAGGTATTTACGCTTAGAATAAATACCTTGAATCATTAAATTATATGCTCTTGATCTGTCCTGTTCGAAGCTCGCAAGCAAATCTTTAAAATAAAATATATCTTCGTCCGGTACATCATCATCCAGTGCATCCACATAACCGGCAGGGATTCCGTAAAGGTCGCAGAATACATTGATTGCATAAATAAGATTTTTCAACGCTGTTTTTATGCTTTTCCGAATATCGTTAATCGTCTCTACAGTCTCATTATCGTCACTTTCAACCTGTTTTGCTGTCAATCTTCCAGATTTTCTATCGAGGATAAACTGCCCTTGTGAGAATCCACATTTTGTCGAGATCATAGATAGCACGCTGTTAATGTCTGTGATTCTGTCAGAAGTAAGCATGGTCGGGACATGTTCATCAATCGTTCTTTTTGAATCCAGCCCCAATTTCAAGCCTTTAACGAACCGAGGAAGCTCTACTGTTGAGGCACGGATGCCGCCTTTTCCCTGTTTTGTCAGCGCATTCTCATCAATAAAAGTAATGTGCTGAGAGTCCTCAACTTCGTTTCCTTTTTTACTCCATGCGATATCAAGGTCTCTGAGTTCCATAAGTGCATTTGAGAAAATCGATACACCTTCTGGAGATGAGTAATCAATTGTGTTATTGAATGGAGTTTTCAAATAGGCAAACAGTGGCTTTTCTACGTTCATAATATGAACGACTTCTTCAATTGAAGACCACTCTGGAATGTCATGCAGTTCTATCTTTTTGCCAAGCGAGTTACTGCTGTTTGACTTAAACGCTCTGTTCTGGATCTCGTACACGTTAATCTCTTCGCCCTCTTTATTTTTTGAGGTCGTAAAATGATGGTATTCGAGCCGGTAATAGTACACCTTATCTTTTATAAGTCGATTAATAAAGATACATCCTCTAATATCTCCGTTGTTTGTTTTTTCTGTGATTGCAAAATCCCACGGCATAATATAATTGATCATGTTGTCTGGGTTCATTGAACCGTTTGGTTTTAAAATTATACCACCAACTCCGAGCATATCTTCGACTTTGTCTCTGATAGAAGTGTCAACCATTGCCCTGATGCACTTATTAATAAAATCAGCTCTCTCTGAACCTGTTACGCTCACTGATAAATCCATACATGCTTTCTTTGCTGTGTACTGGCAGAGGAATTTTGCGAAATTTATTGTCCTAATGTCATTTTTTTTCGGATCAACCCAGAAAGGATTCCCCTTAATGATGTCGTTCCATCTCTGCTGTGAGTTCTCGATCTCCGGATAAGTAATAAACTCGACATTAAATTCTTTCTCAGCATCTGTTCTAAAAAACTTCATGATCGTCTCCCTTATTTTTTCAAAAAAATTCATTTTTTAATCCTCATAATCATCGCTATCTTCTTCCTCATCATCATAAAGACCGTCATTTCTTCGGCTGGTCATGATAATCCTGTTTAATGCATAAATGTTTGCCATAATCGTGTCTTCTTCTAAGTCCGGGTATGCATCCGAAAATGAACCATCTGGGAGCTGTTCATGCTCTGCCTTTATAAACTCTTTTTCTGTGTTCGGGCAACGCTCTGGATCAATCACGATCTTATTACATCGCTGCAACCACTCCCAGCAGTAATCTCTGCCTTTTCCACTTCCCCATCTTTTCTTTGCCCCAATCGCATTGAATCCCCAGTCCTGCATCTCTGCTATTCCGTCCGGTCTGGCAGAATCGCAAATGATCTCCACATTCATAAACTTCTTTATCTTTCTGGCAAAGGTAGAGTTTTTGCACTTTTTAGAATAAACCTCGCCGAAAATGTAAAGTGTGTCCGTCTCATAATCATAATAATTCTGACTGAAAACCTGTGGGTGGGTATATCCGAAGTCTAAGCCGTGGTTTATTAAATCGAATGTCATTAATTCTTCATCCGATATTTTTCGGATTTCTAAGTTATCGAAGATGCCTCCGCCTGTTCCAGTTACTTCGCCTAAGTAGTTGTTTTTATAATATAATGGCTTGTGAATCCTGAACCATTCCGCACGCTCGAAGAATCGCTTCCCTAACCATTTTACCGGGACATTATAATAATAACTGTGACAGATCCTTGTCTGCGGCTTGTTCTGGCACTCTTCGGTGTACTCATTCATAAAGTTGTTTTTTGACTTAGGAGGGTTGAAGATTTTTATGTCAAGCGCCGGTGTATCTGCTCGAAGGAATGTATCCTCTATGTTATCCATCTGCTCCACACCTGCCATTTCGTCACACTCTTCGTGAATTAAAAGCTTAACATAGCCAAAAGGCACGTTGAACGATTTTAAACTGATCGGCTTATCTGCTCCGGCAAACATTACCATTTGCCCGGTTGGTTTATAAACCGCACACATTGGTGATTGTTTAAAATCCCAGTTTTCAAGGTCATGATATCTAATGACTGTTTTCATAAACTGATTATACACAGAACTTCTTAGGTCGACTTTAAATCTTCTAGTATATACGACATGCGCCTGCTGATCCTGTCTGATCGTCTCATATGCAAGATTCCCCCAAAAATTGGACTTAATAGAACCACGCCCACCCTTCGATATGATCTCGTGTATGTCTATCTCTCCGGCAAAAGCTTCATGCACTGTCCGGTATATCTCCACAAAGTCGGATGTAATGTCCGTGATCGGGATCGTCCAGAGTGCCGATTTCTCTCGCTTTTCCTTTTCCTCTCGCTCGATCTTCTGCTTTTCTGCTATGGTCAGTGCCTTTTCCAGTCCGTCCATTGCCTTAAGCTGATCGGAAAAGTCCGGGGCGAATCCAAGACCGTCTACAACCTCGCCCTTTGCTATCTTACTTCTACGCTCTTGGATTTCTGCTAGTGACATGATATCCCGGTGCTGTTCTTTCTCGATTTGCTCCATTTTTTCCGCTATATATTCTGTTATGACAGTTTTTGACAGCAGTTTTTGAGCACTTCGATTTGCGCCATTCTCACTATAGCCTGCGCTTATATATGCCTGTGTGGCATTACCACCATTTTTTATATACTCGTCTGCAAATGCCTTCCATTTCGGTGTGAGTTCTCCCTTCATCCGCTCACCGCCTTATAAATATCAATCAAACAGAATATTACTTCCGGGATAGATGCCGTTTTAAGAATCTCATAATCTTCTGTTTTCCATTCTTGTCTATTTTTCTTAAAGGTGCACACTGGTGTGAGGATTCTGTAAATTGTGATCATGCGCTTCTGGTCGTCGCTATAAAATTGATTTTGGTTTATTTTTATGATCAGTCCGCACTGGACAATCGCAGTCTGAAGCTTTTTAACTTTTCCTTTTAAATTTGCCAAGGCGCACACCTCCCATCATTTTACTTATAATTATATTATAAGATATTTTTTTACTTTTTTTGTTCCATTTTTAGGCATAAAAAAAGCGGCTATATTTCAAGCCGTTTTTTCTCGTTTCTTCGTTTTTCTCTTTCTCGTTTTCTTTTCTCCTTTTTTTAAATTAATGCTCTAGGTTTTTACTGGTCAATTTCCGGTAAAAATTCTCCGGTGTGTAATTCTTCCGCAACGATCCTGTACGCTTTTCTGATTATGCTAGCTCTATTTACCAGATACTCCCAACCCTGCACGTTTTTTTCTGTCCAGTCTCCCATATAATCGGCTCTAATATCTTCGTCCAGATTATAAAAATCATCAATGTGTGTCGCGTGTTTTGCTTCAATTTCTGCAATTCTTTTCTGTAATTCCTGATAACATTTTTTTAACTCTTCCATTCTCTCTTCCTCCTACTTCACGAGCTTAAAGCCCATCATTTTATATGTATTAACCTCTGATTTTTTAACAAGGATTTTATGACCGTTTGCGATCATTTCAACACCGTTCTTTTTAAATTCTGCCATCTGCTCTGGTGTTACTGTCTCTGGCTTATCTGCCAAACAGGACTTTGGACACCAGAAAGTAAACTCTCCATTATCAGATTTAACTTTAATTTTTACCGCTTTCTCTGTCTCTCCGATCTGATCTTTCTCGCCATCTGCGAAAAGCTGTCTTTGTGAATCTGTTAAATTTTTCTGTAAAAACCAATCTTTAATGTAAAGCATCTTATTTTCCCTCCGGTGTATTATGTGTTTTCCTTGTTTCTGATATTATAATACATTATTAGTGCTTAATTGTCAATACTTTTTAGTGCTTAATTTTATTATTTTTTCATTCTGTCCATTTTGTCCAATTCTGCAAGAATTAATTCCCGGGCGAATGAACTCGTTTTCAAACCGTATGAGTTAATCCGGTCAATCGTCCCCTGTGGAAGAATTAAATTAATCCTATCCTTATTTTTCATGCATTTTTTAACTGCTTCCCTGTTTTTCACAGCTTTTTCTTCTGGTGTCATTTCTGCCATTCCTAAAATCTCCTTTTCGGTTTTTCTTCATTATATATTATTTAGTGCTTAATTGTCAATACTTTTTTAGTGCTTAATTATGCTATTATAATATTAACAAAGGAACAGGAAAACAGAAAGCGAGGAAAACGAAATGAAAAATTTAAGCGAATGTAAAGAATATTATAAAGATTTATACATGGATTGTTTGGAAAATGATTCATTTGAAAAGAGCATTTTTGAAAGCACTGAAAAAGCTCGATATGAAACATTCTGCGAAACATTAAAATTTATCTATGGCGCAGATTTTGAAAACATTATGTCGAACTGGTCAAATGATGCATTGAAAGAATTTTATTCAAGAAAGTAAGTCGAAACCGCCGCCCGGCGGTCTGTAGGAACTGACCCACCTGCACCGATGAGACAGGGCATAAACGAAAGGATGGTTGATTTTATGACGAAAGCAGAACTTATGAACGAATTTAAAGAACTAGAAGAAGAAAAGCGAGTGCATATCGACGGCATTTACTGGAATAGTAAAAAAAGTGAGATTGAAAACGCTATAGAATGCTTAAAATGTCCGGATGAATTGTTAGAAAAATATCTCATTGTTTTATCATTGAAATATGAAAACACCGGGCGGACGATCGCTAATAATGGAGATTTTAAGCATCACAGTTACAACAGGCTTTATGTATTTAATACAGCACGTCAGATCTTAAGAAATTAGACAACCGCCGCAGAGGATTACCGCCGGATCACTTCCGGCGGTTTTTTTGTGTGCGGATTTTTATTTTTATATCCATATTCTGCCTTGCATATTTTTCCAATACAGACATTTTTATGCGTGCGTGCTATATTTATCCTATGCGTGAGAAAAACTTGTCTATGCGTGCCATGCGTGCGTTATGCGTGCATTTTAAATAATATGCGTGTGTCTATGCGTGAATCAAAGTATTATGCGTAGCTGTCCATTGCTTTCTTCTTCGTACAATCTCCGGCTGTTGAGCATCCTCAGTGCCATTTTCTTTTTTCTGTAAAAATGCGTGCGAGAAATCGGCATAATCCCATAGCGTGCTTCCATTTTGTCATACGAGATATTATTTAAAATTGATTCTGCTATTTTATCGCCCAGGTAATTGTCTATGCGTGTGCATATCTCTATCGTTTCCTCTCTGCTCATTTTAAACATCTCCACATGCGTGACAACTATGTTTCTTACAACATTATACCATATATCAGTTCATAAAAACACAATATATTATCATATTCATGCAACATTATTATATTTTTATTCATTTAATCATTGTTCTTTGATATGTATTTTTTTACCGGTTCTTTCTTGGTTTTTTTAATACTTTCCGGTATGATTTCCTTCTGCTAACAACCACTAATTCACTTTTATTTTCGTACAATATTAGCCAGCTGTCCGGTATAAGTTTTCTCGACTTTAAAAATATTCTTTCCTCCTTTGTCGGTTCTCTTCTTTTATATTCTCTTTTTAACATGTCTCCTCTCCTTTATTTTTCACTAACTGCTTGTCATCAAACCATTTTATCGTGCCACCGCCAAACTTTACTTCCGGCTGTAAGATAATGCTTTTTCCTATCTGTTTTACTTCACCGTTTTTTATTGCAGTGAAAAAATGCAATTTTGTTTTATCCATGTTTTCAATACCTCCGTTAAAGTTCAGTTTAATTCTTCAATGCTTTCTCGCAGTTCCTCATAATAGTTAATCTGATCAGTACAATGATTGTCCAGTATATCAATCATTTCCCTTTTTGCATCTTCTAAGGATTTTGCTTGCATGAAATCCATGCGACCATCAATCACGGACTGCCATCCTGTCCCGTCACCGCAGTAAACAATACTTCCAATAGTGACACTTCCGTAATAAGCGATTATGTTTACTTGTTTTTCCCAATCACTTTGTTCTGGTTCAACCTCTTTCCATTCCATTGTGCACATAGTTTTCCTTTCCTCCAACAATTTTTCTATAATTTTGTTTTTCTCTTTTTCAGTGTCCATACATCCTTTTATATAGCCACCTTCTTTTGCTTTGCGAATTTCATTATTAAGACCATTTATAATCGTTTTTATTGCCAATGCGATATCCTGTGCGAAATATCTATCCAAATCTTCTGGAGATAATCGCACCTTTGCAATTAATACCGCTTCCGAAAAATCCATCTTTTCGTCACCATAACGATACATACTCTTTTCCTCAATTTCTAAATTTCAGCTATTTCCAAAATGGAAATAGTTCAGTTTAAATACTTATTGATTGCTCCTTCTACATCTGATAAACGCACCCACTGGTCAACTTCCTTATCTCCTTCATAAATTGGTGCATCTTCCTGTTTAGCACGTTCCGCAACCTCTGCCAGCACTGCAACTGAATAGTTTATAATTGCTTCGTTTCTGATTTTTTCATCTGTTATTACAGGAAGTTCTTGTAATGCTGTCAACCTGTCAGATTCGTAGCAGTAATTTTGCATAACTGCGTTAATTGCATCCTGTCTTTTAATTAATTCGCCCATCTCTTCTACCTCCACTAAATTCTAATTTTCAACTATTTCCATTTTGGATATAGTTCCGTTTATTTGTCTAAAATATAGTCCAGCTCTTTTTCTACGTTTCCTTGCTCGAGTTGGAACATAATTCTTTCCCATTCTCCGCATCTGCACCGCTCTAATAAAGTAAAATAGTCTTTTCTGCAACTATCTAAATATGTCTGTTTAACAGCTTCTTTACACTCTGTAATTGTTACATTTTGCTCACTATCACTTTTATTATGCTGCGTAGTTAATCTGTACTTCATATCTGATACCTCCGTTAAATTCTAATTTAACTGACTAAACATTTTCTTATTTCTTCGGTCAGTTCTGTTTCCTTTCCGTACAGGTTTTCAATTTCCTCTGCTGCACGCTCTAACAAGTCTTTGATTTTGTCTGGTATTTCTTCCATGTTTTTCTCCTTTTTAATTCAACTTCGTGTTAAGCAAATCTAAGTTGACCGGTCTGATCTGCTTCAATCTGCATATTCGGCATCCGTTCAGCAACGCACAATTCCGGTAAATTTGCTCTGACCAATGAAGCCGGAATCGGCGGACACACTGCATTACCGCATCTTCTGACCTGTTCACTTCTCGGATACGTCTTTCCGGTGTAGTCATGATCAATTATGTAGTCATCTGGGAATCCCTGGCAGCCATACAGCTCTCTTGGCTCTAACATCCGCAGTCCGATATCTACAATCTGATAATCTACACCATCGATCGTCACCAATCCAAATCTATCCTTGGTTGTAACTGTATCAAGTGGCTTTTCGATGTCTTGCCCTGTGGCATCTCCATAATATTTGATTAGAAACGCTCTAACCTCTCCAAAGTGTCCATCACCAGCTGTGATCGTTGGTAATGGCTGTCTGATATCTTTTCCGTCACAATGATTGTTCATCTGGATCAGATTCGCAGTAACAACGCTGTTATGATCCCATGCGGTCACTGTCGGAAGCGGATTTTCTACTGTTTCCCCAGCACCTTTATATCCTCCGTCATAGTACTTATGCAGGAATGATGTGACCAGTCCATATCTATTTGAGCTGTCAACTGTCATGATCGGATCTTCTATAGTCTGTCCTCTTACTCCATCTTTTGAAGTTTCAGAATGGTACTGAATCAATGTAGGACTGATAAGACAATGCTCATTTTTGCTCACAATCGTTGTAAGGGGTTCCCGTACATCCTTACTCCGATCCTTTGTGAACCCGGTCTGCCCGATCTGTACCATATATGGCTCAACTAACAAGTGGCTGCCAACTGTCGTAAGAGTCCCTATTGGCTTCTGAACGTCCTGCGCCTCATTATTGTATTTGCACTGTACCATGTATGGCTCCACAATCCCGTAACCATGCTTTCCGGTGATTGTAGGCATCGGCTCTCGGATGTCGTTCGGTCTGCGTTCGCCACCGTGGTTGCACTGGATAATAAATGGTTCCGGGTTCTCAAGCACAAACTTTTTCAGTCCTCTTGCAATCCTGTCCATCGTCTTTTGTGCCAGTGGTCTTACTGCCCGGATTCCATACTTTTCTTTGATTTCCTCGGATGTATCAAAAATGCTCGGACACGGTCGGCTGAAATCAATCTGCGTGTATGCTCCAACGTAAGGTTTTAGCAGTCCGGCTTTTACCGCTTCGCTGTCTGCCGGTCCGTGTGTCGGCTCCGGCCATACAATCGGCTTGCCATCGCACCTTGCGATCATGAAAAATCTCTTACGCATGGTTGGCGCCCCATAATCTGCCGCTACCAACTCCTTGAACTGTACCTCATATCCTAGATCTGTAAGCTGCTGAACAAATTTCTCAAATGTTTTTCCCTGTTTTGCTTTTATAGGATGGTGTCCTCTGTTCAACGGTCCCCATGTTTTAAACTCTTCCACATTTTCAAGCATGATGACTCTCGGTCGGACAAGTCCCGCCCACCTGCAGGCTACCCATGCAAGACCACGAATGTTTTTATCCTTTGGTTTCCCGCCTTTCGCCTTGCTAAAATGTTTGCAGTCCGGCGAGAACCAGGCAAGTCCAACCGGATGCCAATTGCAAGCCTTTACAGGATCAACCGCCCACACGTTTTCACAGTAATGCTTGGTGTTCGGGTGGTTCGCCTTGTGCATCTTAATGGCTTCTGGATCATGGTTGATGGCAATATCAACACTGTATCCGGTTGCAAGTTCTATTCCGGTGGAAGCACCGCCACCGCCGGCGAAGTTGTCAACTATCAATTCTCCGTGTATCATTTTCTTCAAAAGGAACCCGGCGCGCCTTTTATCCGGATAGGTTCCGGCTCCTTTCTACATAAAATCTTCTAACCTCATTTGTCCTTTACAATTGCCACCGATCGTGGATGGATCCCAGCCAACTCCAATGTAGTCCAGAACCTTCGCCCATCCGTAGTCGTTCCCGTCAGCATCCTTGCACATGTGGAACATCAGATAATCCCACTCTTTCGGATTACTCTCATACAACAGATCAAACCGATGTGGTCTCTTTTCCATGTGAATCCCAAACCCACACATGCTGCATCCGGTACGTTGTGCCTTGGTTGTGTAGAGCGTCCCATCTGGCTTTTTCTCAATCGTTCCGTAGATCTCCGGGATAATGCTGTCTGGCATTTCAAAACTTTTAAGTAATCTTCCTTCTCTCAGAAGTTTCTCGTGATATTTTTCTTTCAGTCGGGCTTTCCACAATTCATCCATTTCCAGGGCAAGTTTTAAAATATCCTGTCTATGAAAGATTGCGAATGGTGCTGATCTGATCGTGGATGCTCCAAAATAATTACATCCGTTCATCCGCAAGCTCTTGGCACGCCTGCCACCTTCGGATGCCATCAGTCCCAGATACGGCACACTGTTATGCTCTTTTCCCCAGTCATCACAGTTTTTCTCTTTAAGGTAATAACAACACTTGGACGATACGAGAAAATCTGGCTTCTGGTAATCACACCCTTCATTTTCGTTTTCATATCCACCGAACAGCTTTAACCATCTCTGTTTTAGCTGCATTTTAGAGTTTTTCTGCCATCCGCCATATTCTCCAGTCTCCCCAGTAATAATCGCATGGCGGACAGTTTTATTTTTCTCTGACGGATTTTGTAACAATTCTATCTTGGCAGCCACTTCCTTTGAAATGACCGGAAATCCAAATTCCTGTATGACCTTTGGTTTCGTCCAATAAGTACCATCATCCCTTTTCAGCGGTGGCACATTGATAATTCCAAGAGCTTTATGTACTCTCTGTATACTCTTGTCTTCCAGTGTAGATGCACTGACTCCGGGTGCATCAATTCCGCATACCTCATGTAAAAACAGGTATAAGATTATACTGTCAAGTCCACCGACCGAAACATGGTAGTTGAGCAATCTTCCATCACATTCACTTGCGAACTCTTCTGCTCTGATCTGTGCATATTTTCTTTTATATTCATATGGCTGCTTTTCTTTCTGCATAAATGATGCAATCTTCTCATATGCTCCGATCCGCTCCATTCTTTCTTTTACTGATTCCATTTTTTTCTCGGAGTAAAGAGCTCTTTCACGCTGGCCAGCAAACCTCTCACTCCTTTCGATTTACTTCAAAATTTCATCTAAGCAGGCATTCCAGCCTTTATCAAATCTTCCATTATCACAATAAGCAGGATGATTTGCTTTCTCCGGCAGTTCCCGAAGTGGACACCAATCTGGTTTTTCGTATGTTTCAGAATCAACAATTCTTGATACTTTCATAGCCTGGCAACTGTCAATACCTGCATCCGCGTTACAATACAAAAAGTTGCAACCAAAACATGATTCTGGCATATCCATAACTAATACTGCTTTAGACATCACCCCCACCTCCTATTTTTTATACACTCTCCATGCTTCAAAGCTATTTCCTTTAGGTACATCGCAAAGCCAATACGTTGTACGTGTTTCTCCATCTTCATCAGTTCCAAAACCATAATAAATATAGGCTTCTTCTACCGTTAATTCGTTTACGTTACACCCATATTCTTCCGCGCCAATTTTTAAAGCTTCTTCCTTGTTGTATTTACTCGCATTGAAACCAAGCGAATCTCCGTCTCCGTAAAAACAGTCATAATCAAATTTACTCATATTCTCACACTCCTTCCGGCTTCTCGCATCGTTCAAATTCAATCACCCACACCCAAGGTGAGGCATTCCAACCGTAGCGGTCAAGATCGGACTTCTTGATGGTAGAATCCCAGAGTCTTGAAAAAGCATATCTTTTTTCTTCTCCATTCAACACATGAGGATATTCCACCTCTACACCCTCTCTGCAAATCTGCTCCGATGTGATTTCCTGCAACCGCTCCACCCTCACATCCGTAACCTTAAGCCAGATACGTGCCGCTTCTTTCGGCATGTGGATTGACGGATGCCAAGTGCCTCTCCAACCTTTAGGTCGAAGTTCTCCATCAGCTTTGTAATAATAGATGGTATGACCACGCATATGACCTGCTTCATTGACTGGAAGTCCGCACCATGTTTCTCGAACATACAGGGTATCACCCGGCTGATATGGTACTTTTATGATACAAGGCTCATTCCTGCCATTGTAGAGCATCAGTCCATCTCTAATATATCCAGTCCACTGTGGATTTTCTCCCGGTAAAAATCTTACCAGCCGACGAGTGCAAGTCTTCCGTCCGTCCAGAATTGCCCGAACCATTTCCGTGTTGAATAAAATCGGTTTAATTGCCATCTACTCCACCGCCTTTCACAATCTCGATTGCTTTACTAATAAGGCATACCATGCAGTCCGATGCTTTACACTCTTCTCCAAAACAATCTTTGTTCACTGGTGATGTCATTATTTTTTCAACTTCTTCCAACTGTTCCACGACCTTGTCCGGGTCGTAGGCGGTCGGTTGCGCATCTATTAATTTTAAAATTGCATCTTTAATATCATTAGTAAATACATCTTTATTTTCTACCTCATCCCAAATTCCTAAAATTTTTATATGTCCTTCTAATTCATCAGCATCAATCAATCTCATCGTTCGCCCTCTTGTTCCAATCTGTAGTTGCTTTCGCACGCTCGTCTCTCCCTGTTCTGATTCCTCCTTCCTGATCCATGTACATCTCACATTCATAGCTTTTTGGAAGTTCTGTTCCGCATTTCATACATTTGATTTTGAACATTACCCCAACATCCGAATGTAATGGCTTATTTCTAATGGTTAAGAACATTGCTTTTCCACCGCAGAACGGACATGGCTTAAGGCTTTCATTCATTCTTCATCACTCCAATCAATTTTTCTTAAACAATTTGGACATCCATAAGGTTCTTCTACTTGATGCCCACAATCTGGACAATAACCAACATGTTCTTTATGTTTCTGATATCCAAAATAACTATTCGTTACATGCATTGGTTTCTTTGCTGTCTGTTTCTCCATAGCCGCACGGCATTCTTCCGGTGTACCGATTGCCTTGTACTCTTCCCATGCTTCTTTATCCTCATTTGTCAGAATGCAAAAGCCCTCATGCTTTTCCCCTTTGAACACTGTTTCAATAAAATGCTTCATTAACAAGGGGATGTCTACATTTGCATGATAATTTTCCTTCAAATCTTTTTCGATTTTCCGGTATTTCTGGATTTCTTTCAGTGCCTTGATTGCAATATCACAAGCCTTTTCTCCAATAGTGCTTTGATACGCTCCATCTGCTTTCACTGACACCTGCTTGCCAAAATCTTTTAAAACTTCAATTGCTTCATTCTCTGTCATTTCACACCTCCAACAGCTCCGGGTTGTCAATTATGTTGCCGATCACTTCAAAATTCTCTGAATCAAAATCATCCAGTTCCTCGTAGTAATCACAGCCCGGCTCATTCGTACACCATCCGTTTTCATGCCACACGACACACTTTCTCGTCTCATCTTCCGGAAACTCAACGTCGATATGACCTGAAAGAATATCATTCTCCCAAATCAACTTTCCGTTCTTGTCCTTACGTCCGGTGCACTGACAGATAGTAGATGGGATTATAAGATCAGCAAATTTTTCATCAATAGTGAAAATCCATAATCCGTCCCACCGTTTCAAAAGAAAGCCTTCCGTCCATTCACCATTGTCTTTCCGCTTTGCGCGGAATAAATATCTATCTTCCATCCTTTTCCTCCATTTCTTTCTGCAACCATTTCTTGATATTATTTTTGCAACCTGTATCACAATTACTATGTCTGCAATTTATTTTGTCTGATAAATACACTACGCAATGCTGGCTCACAGTAGACAGCATTTCTGCCAACTCCTCATCCGTCATGCTTCTGATCCGGTCTGCATTGGTATGTGGCTTTTCTGCAGGTGTGTCTTTCTCATCTGCTTCATAGCGTTCCGGCAATCCATGTTTCTCGGCATTTTCATAGGTAGCAAGTTTTTCAATTGCTTTTATGGTGCTATCTATGATTCCATTTGCCATACAAGTTTTTGTGATATCGCCAAAATGCATTCTTAGCAGTTCAAGGTTCTGTATCATTTCTTCTATGCGGTCCATGCTATCCCTCTCTTTCTACATTCGGCCTTGGCTCTGTCTAAAATCTGCTGAAAATACCACTCTAATTGTTCCTTGTCCCTCTCTTTTTCGATCAAAACAGCGGCATCGTTCCAAGTAGAATCTGTCAAATTGATTCCTCCGGTAATATAGATATCATCGATCCTGTAAAATTTAAAATGCGACTCTTCTACCGGATAGACATTTATACGATAATTTCCCATGATATCTTCCATTTCTTCTAATCTTTTTCTCCTGTCGATCGCCGTCTCTCCATAATATGAATTGTTATATTTTTTCATCGGCGGCATTCCTACAACCATATCTGTATTGGTATCCATTAAGGTGTTCAGAAAATTCAATACCATAGATTCTCGCGTTTTAAGCTCTCCTAAACAATTTTTAAATTTTTTGTCAGAAAATGATAAACCATATGTAGCGATCTCTACTCTTATATCTTCTGGCGGTTTTTCTCTGAGTTTGTCATATAACACGTCATTTAAAAAACTCATCAATTCTACTGAATTTAAAAAAATCATATTTCTACCTCACTAAATCCGTTATTTTAACAGATACCCCTTTATATTTACCGGTGCGACAATACTCTGCGGTATCAAAAAACATAATGCATCCATCGTCTTTTTTTTCAAGTGCTATGCTTACGCCATTGCTTACCAGTGTATTTTTTAACAGCGTCAGTACCGCCTTTATCTCATTCTTGGTTTCATCTGTCATTTTAACTTCACCTTTCTCTTTCTGCCTTTCTTCTCAAACTTATCTCACATCCCAACCGGGCATCTACGCCTTAATCTGGTCTGTAAATAATATCCACACATGATTTCTGTTTGGCTTTGCTTGTACGAATATTTACATTTCCGGCAGTATTTTACGCTTGTCTTTATCATTTCTCCCATTGGCATCACTCCGCTATATCTAAATCACATTCCTGCTTGAAATATTTCACAACATGGTCGTCGTTCATTCCCTCTACATAGTTCTTGGAAAAATCCAGCATCCTGTTCCACCATTCACGAATCAATTCGCCACTGAATTTGTAATTGTAATGCAGTGTATAAACTGCAATCACCAAATAACACTCAATGCCGTCATTCATGTTCGAAATTACGGATTTAATCTGGTTCTGCTTAGGATTCTTGCCATACATACGAATCTTGGCTCTGTACGTAAAATTCCTTGCTTCTTTCTCACAATCAAACCCAATGTTTTTTATAAATCTTTCTTCCTCTGCTCTAATGGTGGATACATTTTTTATTTTCTCGTTATTCTTCCGAAGAATTTCGTTGTAATTCTTTAGCTTCTGTTTTGAGAAATCTATGTCATAGTACAGAACATAAAAGCATGACATCTGCATTGATTTGAATGTCTTCCAAAAACAATTGTCAGATTCGCTTATATGTCTGGCTATGCGCTGCATTGTGAATTTATCCTCATAATTTTTCGGTTCAAGCTTTCTTGTCTTTTTTCTCAATGCATTGCTCATGTTTTTCCTCCTGTTATCACTTTTTCAATGATTTCCTCCTGCATCCGCTCTGCGATATGATCCCGGACTGATTCTTCTGGGAATGCAATCTGATATGTCCGCTCCTTAATCCGGTTCGTGATCCGGTCATCGTAGGATAGTTTGTCAAGTGGATCATTACTTGTATAAATCGTTACCTTCTGGTTTATGTACCGCTCATTGATGATCTGATACATTTTGTCATTTATCCAGTCCGCTGGTCTCTCCACTCCGAAATCATCAATTACAAGAATGTCTGTGGTGTAAAGTGCGTCTAAAAGCTGGTTCTCACTGTATTCTGTATCTCTCCGCCATGTATTCTTAATCTCTTGCAGGATGGTCAGTGACACTGCAAACTTCACTGCATAGTTTTTCATCAGCTCATTTGCAATCCCGGCAGCAATCCTCGTCTTACCGCTTCCCTTTGTCCTCGACCAGATATACAGTCCCATGCCTCTTTCCTTCTGGCTCTCGAAATCATCCAGATAGGTTTTTATGATTTTGCAGGCATCTGACACCATCTTTTTACTTTCCGGCTTCCTGTACACATCCATTCGAAACGATCTCAGATCCATCCCACGGAATGCCTCCGGTATATCTGCGAATCGCAACCGCCTTGACATGACCGCTTTCTCACGGCATTTACACGGTACTGCGATTTCCACACCGTCTTTTATTTTTAAAATCCACTCCCGCCCTTCACAGATAGGACACACATCAGAATCCTTGGAAGTCTCCGGTGTCTCCGCATTCCTGCATAAGTTCGTTGAGTGATTTTTCATGCGTTCCAGTATCTCTTCCAACTGATCCATCGTTCTCTCCTTTCAGGTACTGCATAAACAAGTTCTCTCGTAAAAAGTTCTCCGGCTTTTTAATATACCGCTCTGCTGTTTTCTCCCGTCTGCATATATCTGCATAATTCTGTGCGGCCAATACCAGATCATCTTCCGGTACACCAGCCAGTACCGCATTGCAGTATTCTGTTTCAGCAAGACAACCAGTACACCGTTTCGGATAGGCCGCGGCAAACTCTCCAAATTTTCCCACGGGGGATATAGGGGGTGTGTTTTGTTTATGTTTATGTCTTTGTTTATTAATAGGTTCACTTTGTGGTTCAAACTGTGGTGCAATTTGCAGTTCACTTTGTGGTTCAAACTGTGGTTCATTTTTACTGTAATTTTGAACCACAAGACTATTTATTTTATATTGTGCTGCAAGATTCCCGCCGCGCGATTTCCATTCGATGAACCCATCTGTAGCAAGCTTGTTTCTCGCTCTCTTTAACGCTGATGCATTTAATCCAGACCGAAGTCCAAGGACTGACGAGGCTACCGTAAACGTATCTGGCCACCCTGCTTTATTCGCTATGGACATTAACGCATGCCATAAGGCGATTGCAGTGTTGGGCTGCGGGTTTAGTTCGAGCCTGTCGTAAAATGCTTTTATCTCAGCTAAATAGTTCAAGTTTCCACCTCCCGAATCCGAACTTCAATCCGTGGATTTTCAGCATCTATACGAAATTCATCAGAGAATCCACAGATCTGCTCCCAGCCATCATTTTTTAATACATGGCAGTTAACTAATGCATCCTGGATCACTTTTCTGCCGAATGACGATATATTGTCCAAATCACGCCTTTTATTCTTTTCCACCCACAGATATTCCATAAATACTTTTTTATTGATATTTACGTCTCTCAGGCACTTTCTGATGTACACAGAAACAATAGCTTCATTCTGCTTTTTCATCTCTCCGCCTTTATATCTGCTTGCCTTATCCGCACGGATGAAATCATTCAGATTATCCAGTCTCCCTGGAATGATTAGTAAGTATTCCAATCTCACGCCACCTTTCAAATGTCATTTTCATCGAGAGCCGCTTCTTTAGAACCGCTCTCGCTCTATGTAAATCTTTTGCAAGATATTCTTGAAGTTCTTTCTCATCCACCGGATCACCGGGGACTGGTCTGTAATAACCATTGCCAACGTTAATGATGCAGTCACCTTCGTTGTTCGCACTCTCGACCATTTTTCGAAACTTTCTGTCTTTTACCGGGTTTGACATTCTAGCCATTGGCTCTTTGTGTCCATAGGGAATATCGTTGATCGTATTCATTAATCCCCTTTCTTCTCCGGGACTAACCCCGGAGATAATAACCAGCTTCCAATAATTCGTGATATATTATTTTCTGCATGAATAGGTTTCTTTCTGCCGTCCGGCAAGGTGTTCCAACCCTATAACCACGACTTTCCAAAAATATCTCTGAAATCTTCTCTTGTTCCGTAATGAGATTCAAAATATTCCTGCGCCATAGTTTTTAATTTCAAATCAATTTCTTTTGCATTGGCGCCTCTCTGCGCTCCGTTAGGATGCAGATCCGGTCTGAGCGGAATAACAAAACCATACTTTTCACTATTTTTACGGTTTGAACTTCCAAAGATATGATGTCTTTCCACTGGGTATGTTCCGGTAAAATAACAGTGATCCATATCATCCGTGAACACGCTCCAAAGCTTTTTACTCATGTTCCCCACTCCTGTTTCATTCGTTCCAATTCATCCGGTGTAGCTGTCTCAATTCCAAGTTCCTTTGCTTCTTCAACAATCCGATCTATAAAGTGGCTCATTTCGGCAGTATCGTATTCACTGGATCCTTTAATCATCAGATATGAAGCAAATTTCCCATTGTCTTTAATAAATTTCCAATGACCATCTACCTTTGACATATCCACTGATTTTTTTACTGTGATTGTGATATATCCATCTTCATCCTCATATAATGTTCCATATTTCTGGAGCATCTGCTCATATACATCCTCTTTACTTGAAGATATATCTGGATGATTGGCAATCTTCGTCATTAATACCCACGCATAAGCATTTGCATCAAGGCTTCGTTTCTGCTTATATTTGACCGCTCGGATACGTAACAGATCATCTGATCTCATATTTTCAACCTGTCCTGCTGCCGAAGAATCAACCTCAAATGTAAGGATGATGCCTTGTCCATTTAATGTACGGCTCGCTCCGGTCAGTTTTCCTATAGTATCCATAAGCTACTCTTCTTTCTTTTTCTTATACCAGCACTTAACCTGTTCAATGATCTTAGCAGCCATTTCACTTGATAGATCTGAAGTCTTTTCAAAATGATATTTTTCTTTCAACGTTTTCCAGATATCATTGGATGTAGCATTCTCACACATATCAGAATACTTACTTACAAAATCTGTCATTGTCCTAAGCTGTTCTGCGGTTGCTGGAACAAAATCATTTTTATGTTCTACCGTATGGCTTTCTGAATCTGGATCCTGCATCTCTTCGGTAGGAATACAGAACACTTGAAAACACGCATATTTAAAAGCAATCGCCATTGCTTTATTCGTAGCCTTATCTCCGCTGTCCATTCCTTCGCCTATCGTTACGGCTGTGATGCTGCTCCCATCTTCTGCAAAAAAGGTGTATTTAATCCTGCAGACCGAATAGATCAGCGTTGCACCTTTTATGGATTTTCTTTCTTCTCTGGTCTGTTCCAAGACCTCTGGAACGATAAATATATGATTGTTGACCAATGCCGGATTGATTGCATTCATCACCGCATCAATTCCGCGGTATTTAAACCCCTGCGACTTATTCAAATCATTTTTTCCAACCGCACCGATTTCTTCCATGCACTTTGATATTGCCTCATATATATTCATTTTTCTTGCTGTCTCTGCCATATTTTCCCCCTTATCTGATTCTTCTGAATGTAATGTCATTCTCTCTCATAAACGCTTCCATCATCACGATCTGGAACGGATCAGCAATAATCTCATAAACAATGGAATCATTAACTGGCTTCGGCTCAATAATATTTTCTTCCGGTGCAGTCTGTGCAACTGGTGATTCCTGCACCGGAGTATCAGTAGCAGAACTAACCTCTGATGCCTTACGTGCTTCCTCTTCGTCTTTTCTTTTGGCTTCCTCTTCCTGTCTGCGCAAAATCTCTTCTTTCTGCTTCTGATACTGATTCATGATCTCAATAGCATCTGATAATTCTAAGGTTGCCTTGTATTTCTCAATCCCCTTATCCTCAAACTCTGATCCCATGCTGCGGATAATACCGAGGTCTTTTTCTACATGATCCACTCTCTCTGTAATGGTTTCTGTGATTGCTTTCTTTGTAGTTGTGGCATTCTCCCACTTGCTGTCATAAATTCTCTGTAAAGGAAGATATCCGCTCGCTTCCTCATGCTCTGCCATGATCTCCGCATAAATTTCAGAAATCAGCGCTTTCTTTTCTTCCACACGCTTGCGCTCAAATTCTTCCACCTGGTTATTAATAAAGTTAATTGGTTCATCAATCAGATTGTCCAGTTCCTTTACCTGCGCTTCAAAATTGGTGTAAGGAATCATAAAAGATTTCTTCACTTCCAGCTTTTTATCGTTGACTGATTTTTTCAGTTTTCTGAGACTTGCAATTGTCTTTTTTGCTTCTGTTTTGGAATCCTCTGTGAAAATCATATTTTTATAAATTTCCAGTTCGGAATTAAGTTTTTCCTTAATCTCCTCAAAATTAAAACCAATAACACCATTTTTCTGCTCAACATTTACTCTGATTTCTTCCATCTTTCTTTTATCCTCTCTTCCTCTGATTCAATATCTGCCAGCTCTTCACGTCTGGCTTGTTTCTCATATAATCTGTGGCGGCGTTCTCTGTCCCTCTCGTACTCTTCGAGCATATCGAGACTGTCCGGTATGTAATCACTGTACATTTTCCACCTCCACGGACTTAATCACGATACCGGACCTTTTCCGACTTTCCATCCTCATCGACATCAATGAACAGTTCATTGCCTTCCAAATTGAATGCTGTGTAATAACTCCCATTTTTGTTGAAAGTAACAGCACCATCTTCCAGTCCAAGTTCTTCCATTAAATCCGAAACTTTATTTAACTGGTCTATCATCTTACCTGCATCTTCTCTGCATAATCTAGTTGCTGGCATTTAAAAATTCCTCCATTTCCATCTGTCTAAAATCTGTAGATAAAATCATGCATCTGACCGCTTTCTCACGCTGTTGATTCATGTACTGCTCGTCCCGGCATTCTTCACACATGCTTCCTTCACCGGGATCTAAACTGCATCCACAGATTCTGCATTTTCTGTAAATCATAAAATCACGCTTTCCAAAAACCTAACTACGTGTTACAATAAACGCAGAAATACTTTTGTATTCCTACGGTTAAATAGCACCTGCGTTCGCCAAAACATTCAAGGTGCTATTTTTTTGTCCTCAAATTCCCCAAGGAACTCAACATCAGCGTCAAGCTTGTCCTTCCGGCGGATCATGTAAAAGTATGCTTTCCGCTTTTCTTCCAGGCGTTTCTCAACATCCAAGATCACAACTCCAATAAGTGCAACCACCGCACCGAGTGCCATTTCGATCAGCAGAAAAACATAATACGTTCCATCCGCATCGAGCATTCCACCAAGAAACAGGATTCCAAGCCCTACCGCTATAAAAACTTTTGCTACATTTTTCATGATGCCTTGTCCTTAACCACAAGCTTAATTCCTTCCTGTCTTTCGTAAATCTCTAACAGAATGTCCATAATCTTGGCTTTCCTCTCTGGTGTAATTTCCATGTCTGCTTTGTTCATACAATCTCCTTTCTCATTATTTAACGCTCCCACACATGGCAATCTGCTTGTCAACTTCCGACTGTTTCTTTGAGATTGCCATACCATCAGCAACACCGAGAATATAGTTGAAGTTTTCTTTGTCCAGCTGTGATACCGTTTCAGCTAGTCTTGTAAGGGATTCTTTCTGTTTTTCGCTCATCTGCTCACTTCCTTTCGTGTTTGTATTACCTTGTGTGATTATAATATCATACTTAGTTGGTCTTGTCAAACATTTTTTAAATATTTTGTTTGACATTGTGTGATTTTTGTACTATTATACTAGTGGGAGGTGATAATAAGTGTATGAGCAAATAAAACAGTTGAGAAAATCGCTTGGAATGTCACAAGAAAAGTTTGCTAAAGAAATTGGTTTAACTAAAAATTTCATATCTTTAGTAGAAACTGGTCAAAGAAATCTATCAACCCAGTCGATTAAACTTATTTGTCAATTGTTTAATGTTGATGTGGAATGGCTAGAGACCGGAAACGGCGAAATGTTCATTCAAAAGACCGAGAATGAAAAGATAGCTGAATTTCTTGCAGATGTACTGAAAGCCGGGGAAAAAGACCAGAGGTACAGATTTATAGCCGCTATCTCAGAACTGGATGAAAACGACT